ATGTCCTAGCTTTTGAAGCATCTGTTGTCGCAGAAGAATCAATCAACTGGAAGGACGAGATGTGGACAGTACACGCAGACATGGCCTTAGCTAAAGCTCGTGTAATCAATCGCATACAAGAGTTCAAAGAACAATTAAAGACTGAGTATGTCGTACTGTGTTTGTCTGACCGTGCTAACTTCCGTCGTAAACTTAATCCTGATTACAAATCTAATCGTTCTAAGTCCCGCTTGCCTATCATCTTGCGACAAGTCAAGCAATGGATCATCGATGAACTGGGTGGTGTAATGTGGGCGAACCTAGAAGCTGATGATGTTATATCTATCTTAGCTACTGACAAAGGCATGGATGAAGAAACGATTATAGTATCTATAGACAAGGACTTCAAAGGAGTGCCGGGTATCTACTACGACTATAACCGTGGCGAGTATCACCAACCAAGCGAAGAGGAAGCAGATAACTTCCACTTAATACAAACAATAATGGGAGATACGACAGACGGCTTTAAAGGAGTACCCAAGATGGGACCAGTCGGAGCTAAGAAAGTTTTAGATAAGGACGGATACACTTGGGAGACTGTAGTAAAGTGCTACGAGAAAGCAGGACTAACAGAACAAGACGCATTGATGAACGCTTGGATGGCACGGCTACTCCGAGCTGATAACTATTGCTTCAGAACAAATACTATTAAAAGATTATGGACACCAAAGAACTACCAAACCAAGGATATACTAAAGATTTCTCAACAGGGGCTAAACGTGACGGGGACATTGGACGGGGACGACCCAGCCTTATTCCTCCAATCGCCTTACGCAGTCTCGCCAAACGATTTGAAGATGGCGGAAAGCTTTACGGAGACAACAACTGGAAGCAAGGCTTCCCACTAAGTAGATTATATGACAGTATTTTTAGACATCTGTTGGCGTTGGGGGAGGGCGATAGTACTGAGGACCATACGGCAGCTATCCTTTGGAATGCGTCAGCTTGGGCGTGGACAGAAGAACAAATCAAGAACGGGAAACTCCCGAAGGAGCTAGACGATCTAGGATATAGAGAACATGAGTAACGAAGAAATAGTACTACCTGCTCTGTCACAAGAGCTTATCAATAAACTTGACAAACTGTTCCCGGATAAATGTGCGGTGTTGACAGACGAAGACAGAGTGATATGGTATAAGTCAGGACAACGTCATGTAATTGACTACCTACAACAGACTTACGACGAACAACTTCAACAAGATATAGTAACCAAACAAGTATAGAATTAGCCATGTGTTTTTCACAACCTAAGATGCCCGAACCTTTACCACCCCCGGCTCCACCGCCGCCTCCGCTACCTACCGCAGAGAAGGCAGTTACTAAAAGAGCTACTCAACCTACTAAGCGTCGTCGTGGTACATCTCAAGTTACTGCTAGTCGTCGTCCTACACTTAGCATGGGTGGTGGTAATGGTGGTGTAGGTGTACAACTTTCACGATAAATAAACAAAGTAATATAAATAAATATGAGTCTTCGCACACTTGATAAAAAGACTTTACTCTCAGATGGCACTTCGTCAGGGGCGGGTAATAGTTTCTCAGTTGAGCGTTCTAAGGGATGGACGTTTGTAATAGCAACCACAGTAGCAGGTACTGCAACAGTAGACATCGAAGCTTACTTCAGTGAGTCCTCAGCTTGGCATGTTATTCACAGTCAATCTGTTACAACGGACGGATCAATTATGATTCGTGACGACCACGGACACTACGAAAAGATTAGAGCTAATATAAGTTCTTACACATCTGGTACTCACAGTGTCTACGCATCTGGAACAGTTGACTCTCTATAACATCTATGTCCTTGTTACTCACACCGTCGCTTGAAAAGCCCAGCAGCATTATCGCTTTGCCCGGCAACTTCATACGACCTGCCTTTGAAAAGCTCTACGGATTTGACGTACCACAAGAAGAAGTCATTGACGGAGCGATCTTTACAGAAGCAAGTGAACCATTGACAACTGAACTAAATGAAATATTATTATTTGAACCCGCTTAATACTTATGGCCACCAATAAAAAGATTAGTGAACTCGGAGTTTTATCAACAGTAGATGGAGCTGATTTCCTGGCTGTTGTAGATGATACCGATAGTACGACAAAACAATTAACCGTTACCAACCTAATGGCAGCGGCTCCCGTACAAAGCGTTAACACAGCAACAGGTGCAGTCGTATTAGATGCCGATGACATCAACGATGCTTCAACCACCAACAAGTTTGTTACAGCTGCTGACATTACGAACCTTGGTAACTTAAGCGGTACGAACACAGGCGACCAAGACTTGAGTAGCTACTTGCAAAGCGTATCAGCTGGTGATTTAACAGACGGTAACTTTGACGGAGAAGCACTCTTAGGATTTGACGCTTCAATTGAAGATCAAACAGGAACCACTTATACATTGTTATCGAGTGATAACGGAAGAGTAGTAGTACTTGATAATGCTTCTGCTGTAACTGTCACAGTACCAAGTGGTTTAGGAGTTGGGTTTAATTGTAGCTTCGTACAAAAGGGAGCAGGTGATGTATCATTCAGTGCTTCAGGAACTACCATTAACAACAGACAGTCCCACACTAAGATCAACGGTCAATACGGAGTAGCGAGCATTGTTGCTTACGATACCGACACCTACATCTTAGCCGGAGACACCGCTTCTTAATAGGTATGTTCGTACTTCCTACATTTGGATTAGGTGTAATCGCTAGTCCGCTGTCTGTATTCGATCCCGATTTAACCTTCCCAACCATCCAAGTATTCGACAACGAGTCGGAGTTTATCGATCAAACGAACGCACCCGACTACACCATCGTCCACGCAAAAGACACCGATAAGTTGTATGTGTGGGATGGTAGTGCTTGGTATTTTGACAGCAAAAATTCACAAATATAATTTATGAGTACACTTACAACACACACCACAGCTAGTCGAGACAGTCACTCAATTGGGCTTTGTAAATTTAATACCACTAGTAAAGCTATCGAAGTATCAGATGGTAATAGCTGGTATATTTATGACTACGATCAATTTTTAGGCAGTTATACAGGTAATTCCTATGCGGTCTCTTATGACGGCACAGATGATTACCACACGGTCGCATTAGACGGTACATCAACTGGAGGTGTGTTAGCAAGTAGCGATACAGACATAGCACTAACATTATCTTTTTGGTTCAAGCCAAGTGGTGGTGATATTTTTGGATGGCAAGATACTCCGACCTCAACCTCCCCTACTATTTTATTTACGCCTCAAAATGCTTCAGGAACTACCTATAGCCTTTATTATGCTGGGGCTTATCGACACACATTTAGCTCTTCTGAGATTGTTGTGGGTTCGTGGAATCACTTTATGATAACTCGTACCGCCTCAACTAATACTTGGTCGATTTTCTGTAATGGTAATAGCACACCCGTAGATACATTTGTACAAACTAATTCTTTAAGCAACCGTGCTAATATGACGAATATGTATTTTTCGAGTGCATATTATGGACATGGTCAGAATGTATTTGATGAAATTGCTTTTTGGAACAGCGATCAATCATCCAACTTATCTACTATATACGGCTCGTCCACCCCTGGTTCAGGTTCACCTGTAGATTTAACTAGTTCGCAACCCTATTGTTGGTGGAGAATGGGAGATAATGAAAGTGCTTCCAATGGATCCGCTGCTGGTACTATTACTAATACAGGAACATCATCTACAGGAAGTACAAATTACGACCTTACTGTCGGAGGTGGTAGTCCTACATATACAAACTCAGTAGTATAAATAGATATGAGAACATACTGCATAATACATTCCTCCGAAGTTAGCTCGGTTGACTTCGACCAAGTACTTCAAGCAGACGAAGATAAACTTCGATATTCGCTAGACGGCACTAAAACATTTATTAAGTACGAAGGCACACAACCATTCTTTCTGCTCGGCAAGACGGAGTACACACACGAAGAGATACTAAGCATCTTGAGTGGTTCTGAGTGGACGAGTGACGAGATTATCTAATCGGTATGCAAGAAACAGCCCAAGGGCTATATCACAGCTTAGAGAACCAACGGTACTCTTTCTTAGATCGAGGTCGTACTTCTTCTGAGCTTACACTTCCGTATGTCTTACCACCTGACGGACATAACTTTGCTACTAAGTACTACACACCGTACCAAGGTATCGGAGCTAGAGGTGTACTCAATCTAAGTAGTAAGTTATTACTGGCATTACTTCCACCTAACGCTCCCTTCTTCCGACTTGTTATAGATAAGTACGAGTTGGATAAAGCTAAGGAAGATATAGGAGTAGAAGGAGCTGAACAACTACGTACTGACTTAGAGAAAGCATTAGCTGATGTAGAGCGTAGTGTATCACAGGAAGTAGAAGTACAGAACTTTAGGAACGGTATCTTCCAAGCACTCAAGAACTTACTTGTTACTGGTAACTCTTTATTGTATCTACCTGACGAAGGTGGTATGCGTGTCTTTAAACTTGATCGTTATGTCATCAAGCGTGATCCAATGGGTAACGTTACACACATAGCTATTAAAGAAACTGTAGCTCCTATGATGCTCCCTGAGAGTGTTCGTGAAGAAGTATACAGACAGGAAAAGGAAAACACTTGTGATCTATACACAGCGGTAGTGCGAGAAGGAGATCACTTCAACGTTTATCAAGATGTCAAAGGTATCCTCATCGAAGAAAGTGTGGG